GGTCACAAGGAAAGGGCGGACAAACTATTTTTATATATTTGGAGGCAAGGACGAAGGTTCCCAGGAGCTGGTACAAGGTATCACAGCGGCGGGGGCCTTTTTTGATGAGGTTGCCTTAATGCCGGAAAGCTTTGTGAACCAGGCGACCGGCCGTTGTTCTGTCGCCGGATCCAAGTTTTGGTTTAACTGCAATCCGGCGGGGCCGCTGCACTGGTTTAAAACAAAATGGATTGATAATGCCCTTGGATACCAGAAAAGGGATAAAACCCAGAAGATCAGAGAAAATGCGGGAGAAGGGAACGAAAAGCTAGATTTAAAAAGGCTTCTGTATGTTCATTTTACTATGGATGATAACTTAAGCCTGGACGAGAGGATTAAGGCCAGATACCGCAGCATGTATGCCGGCGTATTTTTCCTTCGGTACATAAAAGGTCTGTGGGCAGTTGCAGAGGGACTTATCTATACCATGTGTACGGAGGAGAACTATTATACTGATGAAGAGCGGCCGCCGGGACTTAAATCCATTGGCATACGCACAATTTCCGTAGACTATGGTACAACAAATCCATGCGTATTTTTAGATATTTGGGATGATGGACAGACGATCTGGGTAGAACGGGAGTACCGATGGGACAGCCGGTCGGAGGAGGCCAGACGGTCCCAAAGTCCACAGAAGACAGACAGCCAGTACGCGAATGATATGGCAGAGTTTATGGGATCGGATCCCCAGCATATTTGTGATGTTGTGGTGGATCCGTCCGCCGCCTCTTTTATTGCAGAGCTTCGGAACCATGGATTTTATGTGAAGCCAGCGGATAATGAAGTTTTGGATGGAATACGAGTTGTAGCGTCTCTTTTGGCCGCGAAAAATATACGGATTAATCGGTCATGTAAAGGACTGATATCTGAAATGCAGTCTTATGTCTGGGATGAAAAGGCTGCAGAGCGCGGGGAGGAGAAGCCGGTGAAACAGTTCGATCACGGCCTCGACGCACTGAGGTATTACTGCAAAACCAAGCTGCCGAGCTGGCGTACAGGGATAAATTGATAGAAGGAGCAGTTTATGTCAAAGCGAAGAGAGAATCGCCGTACAAGAGCGGATACAAAAAAGAATATGAATCAAAAGGCATCCGTCATGACGATGGATGCCTTTTCTAATCCCGCGGCGCGGATCGGATTTGGAACAATGGACCTTTTGCAGGCGACGGAATATCCGATGACGAGGATGACGCAGAATTATCAGTTGCTTACCAGCTTGTACCGGGATAATTGGATCGTCCAGAACATTGTGGCGACAATTCCAAATGATATCATCCGGAAATGGTACGAGATCAAGTCCGGTGTGGCGCCGCAGTATATCGATCAGATGAACCGCCTGGAGAGATCTACACAGATACGAAAAAAGATTCTGGAAGGAATGTATTGGGGAAGGCTTTACGGAGGGGCTGCCGGCGTCATTTTAATCAAGGGACAGAATGATATGAGCAGGCCTCTTGATATGGATCTTATCATGCCAGGGAGCTTCCTGGGGCTTCAGATCCTTGACCGGTGGAGTGGGATTTATCCGGAAAGTGAGCTGGTGACGGATCCGGAGGATGTAGATTTTGGCCTGCCGGCTTACTATACGATCCGAGACGAAGAGACCGGAGGAATGGCTGCGAGGGTTCATCACAGCAGGATCATACGCTTTATAGGCCGTGAGCTCCCCTGGATGGAAAAGGTCGCGGAGCAATACTGGGGAGAATCGGAGATTGAGGCGATCTACAATGAGATCGTAAAGAGGGATAATGTTTCTGGCAATATTGCGGCCCTGACCTTTCGGGCAAATGTGAATTATATGGAGACGGAAGGGCTCGATCAGCTTCTGGGGACAGCGAATACGGAAATGCAGCGGCGTTTTTGGAATGTTATGGCGGCACAGTCCATTATGGAGAGCAATTTCGGAACCCGTATCATTAACAAGGGAGACGCCATTCACAATACTCAGTATACCTTTACGGGGCTGTCAGACGTATACGACCGGATGATGATGGATGTGGCGGGGGCAGCTAGGACGCCGGTAACCAAATTATTCGGGAGATCTCCGGCAGGACTTAACTCGACTGGAGAATCAGATATGCAGAATTATTATGATTATATCGACGGGCTACGGGAGAATGAATTTCGCCCGATTGTTGAGTGCCTCTTGCCAATCATGGCTTTGTCAGCCTGGGGAAAGGTCCCGGATGATCTGGATATTGATTTTCCGCCGATGTGGACGCCGGACGCGAAGGAGATTGCAGAGATCGCGGAGCGGAAGACAAATGCGGTTTTAGCGGTGTACCAGAATGATCTAATCGATTCCGCCACTGCCCAGCAGGAGCTTCAGATGATGGCAGATGAGACCGGTGTATTTGGCAAAATATCAGATGAGAGCATTAAAGCCGGAAAGGGTAAGACCTATTCAGAGAGCAGGATGATGCAGGATCCGATGGCTGGATTGTCTCTTCTGGATGAAATTGGCAGCGAGGAGTAATTGATATGGTAAAACGAATACGGCCTCCTGATTCCGGTGATGTGACACGGTATCTCAGAATGCTGTTTCTCCGCACGGAAAGGGAGCTGGTGAATGAGATCATGCGGAAACGAGACAGCGGATATGTGGATTATGCAGAAGTAGCGGCTCTGGAACGAGTGCAGAAGATTCTTCAGAATATGATGGACGAATCCTGGGAGTATGTGCCTGCGATGATCGAGAAGATCTTCTACCATTCAGATAAGGACGCCTCCGGTTATTCTAATGCCAGAGTGCTTACAGTAGCCCAGACCGCAGTTGTTCAGCAGCTTAGTAATAATCTGCTCGGAGAGCTGACAGAGGCGGCTGAAGGGGCGAAAAAGAGCATGGAGCAGTATTTTACCATTGCCAGGCTGGAATCGGATCCGTTTCGTGAAGAAGTGTTAAAGCAGGCTCTCAGACAGCAGGCGGCGGGCAGTCCATGGATAAAGGGAAGCGCCCAGATGGCAAGAGAACTGCAGAATAAGGGGATCCCGGCATTTGTCGATAAAGCAGGACGCACATGGAGTCTCCAGGCTTACGGGAACATGGCTGTTCGGACGACTGCCAGGCAGGCGGAAGTGGCTGCTATTTTGACCGCGGATGAGCATGATTTGTGGCAGATTGTGAAAATCGGAAGCACCTGTCCCGTATGTGCGGCATTGGAGGGGCGTGTGTACAGTAAAAGCGGGATGAATCCGGACTATCCGCCGTTATCGCTGGCATTTGGAAAAGTGGATTCGTCCGGACCGGATGATCTCATGAATACATATCTGAATATTCATCCGAACTGTCTGCATTCTCTTATCAAGTATACAACGATTGGAAAAACGGAAAAACAGATTAAACGGGATAAAGATTTTTCTGATCCCAACAAGAATCCACTGAACCGCGACCCGCGGACAAAGAAGCAGATTGCAGCTTACCGGGAAAAGGAGAAGAACCGGCGTCGGCTTCTGGCGGATATAAGACGACGGAAAGGGCTGAAGATTGAAAAAATAAAGGAATCTGGATTAAAATCTGCTGGAAATTCAGGAGTGATTCCTGAGCACCCTAAACCGCAATTTATTGAAAAGATTGACAGTTCAGATCGTTTCGGAGTACAATCAACATTAGAAAAGTATGAAAAGATTATCATGAAAGAACCTGTTGAGAATGCGGTCGTAATTACCAAAACCGGAGAAGTGATTCGGTGTTTTGGCAATAAAAATAGTGTATATCCTGGAAGTGACCTTGGGGATTCGTTAAAGGGGGCTTATGTGACGCATAATCATCCTGCTGGTTCTGACAATGAATATTCGTTTAGTAATGCCGACGTGCAACTATTTCATGATTATCAGCTTCAGGTACTTCGCGGGATCGATGAATGCTATGTATATGAATTATCAAGAGAGACCACTGAGGTTGATGAGCATGTATCTCTTGCGGAATTAATGCTTTCAGATGGCGACCTAGCAAGGCATGAAGCACTGATTGACATAGCAAAGGCTCAAGGTTTAGGATACCGGAGGTGGAAAAGATGATAGCTGCATGGGAGCGACTTACTGATAGGCAGAAAAAAGAATTAGAAAAAGAGGTGCAGGAGCTTTTTGATTGGGAGCGCGATCAATGTGAGCAGCTGAGAGAACGGCTTATGGATGAAGGAAGGTGGGTCGGAGGTTTGGACAGCAATCAAAAGGATTATGCGCCAATTATTGCCGAAAGAAATCAACGGTTCCGTGAGTTGCAGAAGAAATATGGTTTTAAGTGAGACTGCGTGAATTATGACGAAGAAGCAGATAAAATCATGGGGGTGCTGAAAAATATTGCCATCGTTCGAGAAAGAACGGTGGTATTTTTGTAACTATTTTGCCGTTGCGACGTCGCAACAGGAAGGAGGATTTTGCAAATTTAAAATAGTGCTTGACTTTTTGTGTACACTATAATATATTTATTGTGTACTCAAAAAGTGAGGTGATGAAGGTGAGTCCACGTTCAGGCAGGCCCAAAAGCACGAATCCAAAATCTGAACAAATTAAAATTCGAGCAACTATGGAGGATAAGGTTTTATTGGATGAATGCTGTAAAATGACAGGCAAAACTCAATATGAGGTTGTCATGGATGGAATAAGAAAGGTTTATGCCGAAAATAGAAAATAAGAAGTTGCACCGCTACCAACGAAAACAACTTCTTATTTGTGCCAGAAGTCTCCTTCTGATAAATCTATTATATCAGTGGAAGAGACTTCTTTCAAGAAAAATCGAAAGGAGTTTTTATTATGCAGCTACCACAAACAGTAGAACTGAAAGGAATTAGAGTATTAACAACAAAACAGATTGCGGAATGCTATGGAACAACGACCGCCATTATCAAGAAGAACTTTTCTAATAACAGAAGCCGATTTAAAGACGGAAGTCATTATATCTCCTTAACAGGGGACGAATTAAAGGCGTTCAAGAACCAGGTAACGGAAAATAACCTGGTTCAAGATAACCAGGTGAAAAAAGTTCACCTGGTTGATGGACGAGCTTCCCACCTCTATCTCTGGACTGAAAAAGGAGCCCTCCTTCACGCCAAGTCCCTCAACACTGACAAAGCGTGGGAGGTATATGATTACTTAGTGGATTTCTATTTCCGGGCGAAGGAGAAGCAGGAGTCGGAGAAAAAAGAAGTAGTTCCAGTTTCAGTTAAGACCGAACCATTAAAGGATGAATTAACTTTTAAAATTGAATTACAAGATGAAATCAGTGTTTTCAAAACATTACTGACGTTGGCAGAAGCAAGAGGGATGAAGGTTAAAACCAAAGATTTAAGGCTCTATAAAAGCCGTTTATGTGGAGATCGAATTGCCATAAGAAAAGGCCTAACTTTAGGAGAGGTGAATTATGAAATTGCTTTTGAACTTTTCCATGCTGTGGTAAATTGTGACAAAGGGAATATGATCGATACGCCCTTGATGATATATTATAATTCACAAGCGGAAAGAGCGGAATCCCTTATTATTGAGTTATTGAACACAAAAATCGCATAAAATATTCAGAGCGCCTTTCAACCGAGGGGCGTTCTTTTTATGATTAAAAAATGTAACAGCCTGAATATATGGATGGACTGGAGCAGAAAGGAAAAAGTAAATGCTTGTATATTATGGTTATACCATAAGCCCTAACCAGATCGAGACTGGAGAGGGCTTTTTAATTTGCCGGAATGTGCCGATTGCACGGACAGGAGACATGGAATATCTGGCCAGTGAGCTGGGGCTTCCTGGCATGGATATTATAAAGGTCCACCGAACGCCGGAGGAGGTTTTTTCGGATGCAGCGCTTGCTAGTTTTGAGGGAAAGCCGGTGACAGACGATCATCCGCCGGAGTTGGTTACGGCAGAAACGGCTTCCCTGTATGAGTTGGGGCATGCACAGCATATCCGGCGGGGAGAAGGGGAATGGGAGGGGTATGTGGTGGCTGATCTGCATATCCATGATGGAGATCTGGTCCGGAAGATTCAGAATGGAAAGCGGCAGATCAGCTGCGGCTATGAGTGCGAGTATGTGAACAATGGAGATGGCACTTACAGCCAGAAAAATATCAGAGGGAATCACATTGCGGTCGTGACCCGGGGAAGAGCCGGGAAACGGGCCGCAATTTTAGATTCAGATACAGTTAAAACGAAACAGGCCGTACGGCCGGAAAGGAAAAAGATGAAAAAGAATAGTTTATTACTGAAACTCTTCGGGCAGGCCGTGAAGGATAAAAGCCCGGAGGAAATCGAGCAGCTGGCCATGGATGCTGCGGACGTCTTAGATGTGGGTGGAACTGAGACGCAGGAAGAGGGTGCAGCGAAAAATGAACCGGACAAAAAGACGGTAAAAGACACCGCTTTCTTTGAAGCCTTAGACAAGAAGGTAGATAAGCTCTTAAGTCTCCTGGATTCGGACCCGAAGGAAGGGGAGGACAAAGAGTCAGAGGAGGATCCGATGGATGAGGCGATTAAAAAGCTGACTGGTGAGCCCGAGGAAGATGTGGAAAAGAAAAAGGAAGCCAAAGTAGTGCCCGCAGAAGAAATGGATAAAGGAGAGGGCGCCATGGACAAGGCCCTGGCTGCCGCAATTCTTAAAAGAGTACGTCCTGCTGTGGCGGCAATCCAGGATGAAGCCCAGCGCAAGGCTGTGGCCGACGCCATCATCGCCAGTGTAACAGATTCAGAAGGTGTTTCTGATATTGCAAAGCTCATGCAGACGGCACAGAAGAACGCCCAGCATATGGCGGATCGGAAACCTGCGATGGATTTGGACACGATTCAGAAAGCCTATGATAATTTAAACCCGCACAGAAAGGAGAGCAAGTAATGAAAGGACAGGTAATTGGAAAGACAATGCTTCACGGTTTTGCAGGGAGCTATTCCAGGCAGCCGGATATGGTGGTAGATACCCATCCACTGGGAGGTAACGCGAGTGTAAAATTTGGGGAAGCCGTGGTTTATGGGACAGCAGGTGAAATTGTTCCTTTTGGAACAAGCGGAACGGCAGAATCCTTTTTAGGGGTGGCCGTGAGAACCGTAAAATCGGCAACAAGCTATTTTGAACAGAATGAGGGCTGTTATCAGCCGGGGGAGGCCGTTCCTGTAATGAAACGTGGCTGTGTAAATGTTCTGTGCCAGAATGGAACGCCGGCTGTCGGTGGGAAGGTATATGTGAGAACCACGAAGAATGAAGCATTTCCAAACGCGGTAATTGGCGGCTTTGAAGCGGCTGCAGACGCTTCAAACAGTGTTTCATTAGAAAATGCACAGTGGAAGGGAACGGCTGACACCAATGGAGTTGCGGAGCTGTGTATCCTGACCAGGAATAATGCTTAAGGAGGTACAAGATGTCATTTAAAAATGTTGGAACATTTGATTTGGGAACTGTGGGAGGTGGATCTGCCAAGAGTAAAACTGCGCAGGCCTTTGCCATGAACGACGCCGGTATTGCGTCTGGGCAGGCATTCTTACAGTCGGAGCTTGAAAAGCGTGACATGCTGGTGCGGACTCCGTTGACCAGCTTTACTTATTCCAGAGATATTCCGATCCGCGTCGGCGGAGGCTGGGCTGAGTTTGTATCGGCCATGCAGGTTGGATATGGAATTTCCAGCGGATCCGGGGATGGAATTTTCCATGCCGGCGGATCGGACGGGATTCCGATGGTACAGGCGGATTTTGGCAAGGGGCTCTATAAGACCCATATGATTGCCGCCGGTACCCGTGTCATGTGGATCGATATGCAGCGCGGAAACATGACCGGACGCAACCTGGACAGCCTTCTTAGGGATGGCTTGCGGATGACATATGATAAGCATATGGATGAAAATGTCTATACCGGATTTTCCAGATATGGAACGTATGGGATTCTGAATCACCCGGATGTTACGGTGACTGCGGCGGCAGAGGTAGAAGCGGGCGGAAGCAAGACAACAGCCTTTAAATCCAAAACGCCGGATCAGATCCTGGATGATATCAATATGGCGATTTTGACTGCCTGGGCAGCTTCGGAATACGACAGGGACGCGGTTCCGAACCATATCATTATGCCGTACGAACAGTATAATTATCTGGCTACCACCCGTGTAAGCGAACTGGCCGAAAAGACAATCCTTGCTTTCCTTCTGGAAAATAACGTTGCGAAGCAGAACGGCGAGGATCTGTTTATCGGTGCGACTACATGGTGCAAGGGAGCCGGAACGTCAGGAAAGGATCGGATGGCGGTTTACTGTAACAAGGAGAGATTCCTGGCTATGGATGAACTGGTTCCTCTGACCCGTGCAATGACGGGGCCGAATACCGAGCATTTCTGTTATGATACCGCTTATGCCGGAAACCTGTCGGAAGTGGAGCTGTTTTACGATCAGACGGTCATTTATGTAGATGGAATTTAAGGAGGGCTATATGTTTATCATTTCAAAGAAAAATTTCCAGATCCCGAGAAAGGGACAGGAGCCGTATCCGATCAAAAAAGATTTTGTCGGGGAAATTCCGGAAGAGGTAGCGGATCACTGGCTGATAAGGGCGGCGGTTCTGGACGGTTCTATTGCCACGCCGCAGGGAAAGAAGGATAAAGATCTGGAGGCTGCAGACGTTAAGGCGGGGGAAAAAGCGGCAGAAGCAGATATCCGTCTGGACGCGAAGCCAGATCAGAATCCTAAGCAGAAGGAAAAAGGCGAAAAGGACAGGAAATAAGGAGGAGGCAGCATGGGAGAAAACAGATTTATAAATCCGCCGCAGGCATATTTTGAGGCGGTCAGACAGAGGGCAGCGAACATTCCGCGGGAAGGTGAGAAGGGGACGTATACAAAGGAGATGTTCCTTACAGACTTTCCGCAATTTACCTTGTCTGCTGAGAACGAGGAAAAAGGAAAAAGCCTGATACCGGAGCCCATGCTGCTTTTATTTCTTTCCCAGGCAAATGAAAGTGTGCTGCCATCCAGGTGGGGTTCCATGTGGAGATACGCCGCTGGACTTTATACGGCCCATTTTTCTGCCATGTATCTGCAGACGTATGCGCCCGGTTCTCAAAGCGCGTCACAGGCGGCGGCCGGAGCAAAGCAGGCCGGGAATGTGAAAACAGCGGCTATGGGAGATACCTCTGTCAGCTATGACAACAGTGCCATTACGGCAGGAACAGAGAAATGGGGAGCATGGAACGCAACACAGTATGGCCAGCAGCTTGTAACGCTGGCACGGCTTGTCGGAATGGGAGGTATGTATGTCATTTAATAATCCGACGTTTTCTGACTGGTATATGGATACAGCTGATATTTATCGTGTCGTTCCAGTGAAAAACGGAAATATAACTTCTCAGGAAAGACAGAAGGTGAATCCGGCGCCGATTCCCTGCCGGATTTACAGTTCGTCTGGGGAAAGTCCGAACATGACCTCCAATGCGGCAAGGATCCGGACGTCGGAGAAAATGGCCTGTGATCTTACGGCTGATATTCGGGCCGGGGATGAGATATGGATCATCCGTGGTGGGAAGCTTGGCCGCATGAGCCAGCCGGAACGGTATTTTGCAGGAGATCCACATAGCTATTATGATCCGGTTGGCGGCGCATTGACAGGTCTGGAGCACAAAGAGATTGGACTTTTGAAGGAAAATGTGATTCAGGGAGGGATGTAAATGTCAAGCTTTGGAAGCCAGATTCGGAAGCGGATAGCAGAGCTTAATAAGGCGGGACAGGACGTCCCTAAAATACTTGCGGAAGTGGCCGAAGGCGCTACGATCGAAGCAGTGAGAATCGCGGTAGAAAACACTCCGCCAAACGGAGGAGCCGCGATCGCCGGAACCAATACAAGGAGTGGAGAACTGGCGGAACATTGGCAGACGGACAGCGTGACTTCCCCGATGGGCGGGGCACTGTCCGGAGGCAGTTCGTTTACCACTTTTCTCAACAACAATATGCAGTATGCTTCTTATGTGAATGACGGTCACAGGGTGGATCAACATTTCGTCCCCGGGCTCATCATTAATGGCAGTCTTATCGAAGAGTCATCGGACGGCAGAGGCGGCCTGATTGTTGGGACAAAAACAACTTATGTAAAAGGGAAGTACATGAAACAGAAGGCCATCGGGAAGTACCGGTCCACGGTAAGGAAGGAGCTTAATAAGCGGGTAAAGGAGGCGTTTCGATGAAATTTACACTGAAAAACGTTCTCAACAGTCTTGCCGGGGTCCTCCTTTCCGAATATCCGGAA